GAGAATGGCATTACGAACATCGAGGACGCCCTGACGCTTGCAAAAGCTCTTGGCATCACAGTGCACATGTTCAATGACCACCAGAAGATGCTTGAGGCTGCAGGGGCCGACAGCAAGGCCCTCAGAGGTCGCTTCCGTAAAACCTCTAATGGTGCATCTGGTCACGTCTTCGCACTAGAGCCGGGCACAGACTACCGTGGGCGCAATCTCACAGACATCGAAGCGCTCACAACGCTGCTTCACGAGATATTCCACGGCGTGACTATGGCTCCAATGTCTGGCGTCGGCCCTATGCTAAACGGCAACGGAAACGGTACGCCATCCGTCGAGAATGCTATCGGCGCTATGATCGACAAGCCGCAAGGCAAGCGTACACCTCAAGAGCGTAAGATACTCCGCGAGATTACACGCCTGCAGAACAGCTTGTCTGCATACGTTGAAGGCAAGCCGACTGAGCGCAGACCAGTGCGCGGCCTGATAGCTGCCATGGACAACTTCGATCAGCGTCGCAACCAGATGACCCCCGAAGAACAAATGGACTTCGAGAACAAGCTTGACGCTCATGTGAAATACATAAGGTCAAAGGGTGAGTTCTCTGTCGATCCGTTCTGGGTCTACGCGGTCAACCCAAAGATGGCGAAGCTTGTAATGCCAGAGACGTCCAAGTGGATACGAGGTGAGCTCCGCAAGGCAGGCAACAAGGACATCCAGTTCTTCACCCACCCACTTGCGATATCCATAGCCGTCGTGATGGCCCTTATGGCCTCTGAGCAGGCTGAGGATGAGCAAGAAGAGCAGCAGAGACAGCAAATGCAGCGTGGGGCACTGTCGCCCAAGGCAGGTATGCTGTCTGCCGCCTAGTGCAAGAACATATGAGAGAAAAGGAGAGCAACCGTGAAGCTAATGATAGAGCTTATGTCCGCCATAAAAGGCTTTGAGGACATCGAGGCTAGCAAGTCGCTGTCGAGGGACGACAAAGGCGCAATGATCTGGGAGATGTACTGCAATATCCCCATGATGATGTACGAGCGCCAGTACCCTCACTCGACACGGATAATCACGGAGATATCGACGAGGTATAAACCTAATGACGACCGAAAAGCAGCCAAGAGCACGTCGGCAGAAGAAGCCCCCAAAAGTGGTAAAGATGCCCCAAAAGGGCAACCCAAAGGAAAAGAACCACTTCTGGCTGATGATGCAAACGGAAGAAGGCCGCGCCCAAAGAAAAGCGTGGGCAACAAAAAAGCGTAAAAACCCCGGCAGGCCAAAGGGCGTGCCAGATGGATACACACGCGAAACAATAAAGCCGTTGAGGGAACAAGCGATGAAAGATGCAGAAACCGTCTTAGAGATCATGAAGAAGGACTATGGGATCGAGGATGAACTCGCCCAAGAAGCACTTCGCACTGCAGTCATTATCATGCGCGAACCGGGGCAAGCCAGAGAGAAGCTTTTGGCTGCTCGTATGGTCCTCGACTTCACCAAGAGTAAACCAGTTACCAAGTCTGAAGTTTCTGTCGGCAAGGCCGAGGAGTTCCTAGCGACACTTCTGATGGCAGAGGCATTAAACGAGGAAGAGCAATTAGATGAACCCGAAGTTAGCGCAAATACGGAAACGCCTATACACTGACTTTGAGTTCTACTCTAAATCTGCCCTAAAGATCAGAACTAAGGAAGGTGACGTTCAGCCCCTAAAGCTGAACCCTGCCCAAGCCATCCTGCAGTCGGCTGTCGAAGATCAGCTAGCAGCAGAAGGCAAAGTCAGGGTCATCATCTTAAAAGCGCGTCAACAGGGTCTCTCGACCTATGTTGGCGGCTACTTATACTTCAGCGTCTCTCAGCGTGCAGCGTGTAAATCCATGGTAATCACGCACCACTCTGATAGCACTCGTGCCCTCTTCGACATGACAAAGAGGTATCACGAGAACTGCCCTGAGCTTCTAAAGCCTCACACTAAGTACAGCAGCAGGCGCGAGTTGTCGTTTGACGTCCTCGATAGCTCTTACGTCGTTGCGACTGCAGGTGGCGATGCTATTGGCCGAGGTGAGACGCTGACCCACGTTCACGCTTCAGAGCTTGCCTTTTGGTCTAAGACGACAGCAGCCGACAACTGGAACTCCCTGACACAGGCCGTACCAAACACAAAGAACACTGCCGTCTTTGTCGAAAGCACAGCCAACGGTGTGACAGGCGTCTTCTACGATTTGTGGAAGGGCGCTGTCGACGGCTCCAACGGCTATGTGCCTGTGTTTATACCTTGGCACGTCAACCCTGAGTATCGAGAGACAGTCCCGAAGAAGTTCCAACGCACTCCAGAGGAAGAGGAGCTTTCGGAGAAGTATTCTTTAGATGACGGCCAGTTGATGTTTCGTCGTCGTAAGATTGCACAAAACGGCATCGACCTGTTTCGACAGGAGTACCCATCAGAACCCGAAGAGGCCTTTCTGACGACAGGTCGCCCAGTGTTTAACCCTGAGCAACTTCAGGAGAACCTCGGAGATGCTGCAGACGTCAAAGAGCGTCTAGCGCTCGAAGGTGACAACTGGGAGAACAACGTCAGAGGGGAGCTCACGCTATACAGAGCGCACGACCCCGGAGAGCAGTATGTCATCGGCGCTGACGTCGCTATGGGCGTCCGCAATGGCGACTACAGCGTTGCCCAAGTGCTCGACAGTAAGAAGCGGCAGGTGGCTACTTGGAGAGGCCATGTGCACCCCGACTTCTTTGCTACGGTCCTCTATAACTTAGGGGACTTCTTCAATCAGGCTTACATTATCGTGGAGAACAACAGCCATGGCATTCTCACATGCACTCGTCTCGCTAAAGATATGGCTTACGCTAACTTTTATACGACCACTGAAGTGGATAAGCTCACAGATCGTGAGACTGTCAAGTTGGGCTTTGCGACAACTGCCAAGACGAAACCGCTGATCATCGACCAGTTACGCGCATCAGTGCGCGACGGTGAGATCGAGCTAAACGACAAGACAACTATTAGAGAGATGCTGACATACATCGTGACAGAAAGCGGTGGGATGGAAGCTGAAGCAGGCTGCTACGACGACTGTGTCATGAGCCTCGCACTGGCTAATCACGTCCACGAGGGCGCTTGGGAGCCAGTAGAAAGTGTAGATGAAATGTACATAGAAATGGTGTGACTGAATGAGCACGGATGAATACAGTAAACTGAGTGATGAGCAGATTGTCGCTCTAGTTGACGACAATGTGCGCAAGTCTATCGGGTACTATGACAGCGAGATCAGTAGAGAACGCCGTAAGGTAGTCGACCACTACAACGCAGCCCTGCCAAAACCTGCGCACGATGGAAACAGCAAGTACGTCTCTATGGACGTCTATGACGCCGTCGAGAGTATGAAGGCAGCGCTCCTAGAGACATTCTCCACAGGATACAAGACAGTTCGCTTCAGCCCTCAGAACAGTGACGATGTGCCTATGGCTGCCGTCGCTACTTCGTATGTGGACTATGTCGCAAACCGCCAGAACAACCTGTTCGAGGTCATGCAGACGGTCATCCACGATGGCCTGATTGCACGCGCAGGGCTTGCCAAAGTGTTCTACGAGGAGAGCTCTGACAGCTACCTTCAGACTATCGAGGACGTACTGCCAGACGACTTCGACATGATGCTTGCAGAAGACAACGTCGAGATCGAGGAAGTCGAAGAGGACGCCTTGGGCAACTACAGCGGCACCCTTCGTATATACCGCGATACATCTAAGGTATGCGTCGACGCCGTCGCCCCAGAAGAGTTCCTAATTGAACCGCAAGCCAAAGACTTGGACAGCATTACGTTTTGCGCACAGAGATACAAAAAGACGCTCTCTGAGCTACGCGAGATGGGCTATGACGAGAAGCTCCTAGATGACATCGGTGAGCATGACGACGTCGACCTAGAGACCGACCCAGAGGTCATCAGCCGTCACGAGAACATCGGCAGTGATCGAGGGTTCAACGTCAAAGGCTACCAAGACCAAGTCAGACAAGTGACCGTCTACGAAGCCTACATAATGCTAGACAAAATGGGCTCTGGAGTTGCGGAGCTCTATAAGGTCATCAAGGCAGGCAACAGCTTGCTAGAGTGCGAAAGGTGCATGAGACGACCCTTCGTCGCCTTTGTGCCTCTGCCGATTGCCCATGCCTTCTACGGCTCGAACTTCGGTGCCAAGGTTATACCAATACAGAACGCCAGAACGGTGCTCACGCGGTCCATCCTTGACCATGCGATGATTACGAATAACCCACGTTATGTCGTCACCAAAGGCGGCCTATCGAACCCAAGGGAGCTCATTGATAATCGCGTGGGCGGCATAGTGAACGTCACTAGGCCCGACGCTATCAGCCCAATGCCACAGGCGGCACTCAATCCGTTTATCTTCCAGACCATCCAGATGCTTGATGAAGACAAAGAGGATACCACTGGTGTCTCTCGCCTGTCTCAAGGTCTCAACAAAGACGCCATCAGCAAACAGAACAGCGCTGCTATGGTCGAGCAGCTGGCAACCATGAGCCAGCAGCGCCAGAAGATCATCGCTCGCAACTTCGCAAATAACTTCCTGAAGCCGCTCTATCAGATGATCTATCAGCTTGTCGTCGAGAACGAAGATGAGCAAAAGATCGTGGAGCTTGCAGGTAACTTTGTGCCAGTCAATCCGGGTGCTTGGGCCGACAAACGTGACGTGCAGGTAGACTTACACCTCGGATACGGTGAGCAAGAACAAGAGGCCCAGAAGTATCTAGCGATACACGGCCTGATGTCTCAGGACCCTGTGTTGTCACAGATGTACACACCAGAGAACGCATTTAACCTCATGTCCACCGTTCTAGAGAACAACGGCATTAAGAACGTCAGTGACTTCTTGTCGCCACCTCAGCAGCCTCAGCCTGACCCTTCCCAAGAGATGCAGATGCAGGCCGCTCAGAAGCAGCTTGAGATACAAGAACGTCAGACAGCAGTGGCTGAGATGAAGGCACAAGCCGACGCTCAGATCGCGCAATTGAAACTCCAACTTGAGCAGTTGAAAGCACAACAGAGCTTCGCCATTCAGAGCGATAGCATGGACCTCAAAGAGGCTCAGTTGGAGCACAAACAAATGGTAGACACAGCAGAGCTTGAGATAGCTCGGACTGCCGACGATGTCAGGGCCATTGCCTCCCCAACAGGTTGATGACCCTACGACCGCGCAGACGAAACCCCATAGCCCAAGCGCTACGCACCCCACGGTTTCGTCCGCGCATCCTTAAGGACCAAACAAAAGTCCTTCCAAGGAAAGCAAAGCACAAGTCGAGCAAAAAGGAGAGTTCAGATGTATCGTACCGATGAGCAGGAACGTCTGATTAAACAAGGTGACGACGCAGAAGCATTACTTAGCACAGCGGCATTTCAGAATGTCTTAAACGCTCTGGTCGAAGGCACTTTTCAGCAGTTCGTCAACACGAAACCTGATGAGAGCAGCGCCAGAGAAAACCTTTACAACCACTATCGTGCCTTAGTCGACGTGGCGAACACTCTGAAGCAGCAGACCGCTATCAGAGATCAAATCATGGAGAGCACAAAAGAAGGCGATAGCAGCCAAGAGGAAGAATAGGTCCATCATGAGTAACGACCAAACAAATCAACCTCAACAGTCGCAATCATTCGATGACATCGAAGATGCGGCAGAAGCCATCTTGGGCCGTTGGACGGACGATCAGGCAACTGATCTATCGACTGACGAGGACGAAGAGGCAACCTCGAAAGAAGACATCAAAGAGACTGATGCTTTCGAGGAATACGAAGAGGACGAAACTAACGAAGCCGAAGAGCCAGAAGAGGATACCCCAGAAGAAGAGGAAAACCTTGAGGACCCTAACAAAGAAGACACCGCCGAAGACACGGATGACGAAGAAACGGAAGAAGAGCTTATCGAGCTCACTGACGAGACTTTGGTTGAAATCCCAGTCGATGGTGATGTTAAGCAGGCATCCATCAAGGAACTCAAACGGCTCTACGGACAAGAAGCAAGTCTAACTCGTAAGTCTCAAGAAACCGCTGCCAAGCGCAAAGAGGCAGACGAAGCCCTTCAGAGGGCTGATTTGTCATACCAGAAGCTTATC